TTGTTGTTGTTTTTAAAAAAAAAAGCCCTTGCAGGAGCAGGGCTTTTTTTTGTCCTTTCACTTTTTTTATATCCGTATTACCTTTGCAAAGTAATTTTCATTGGCTCATTCGCTAATCGACAAATCGACAAATTAACTATGGAACCCAAATACAAAGTCAATCCCCTAACGGGCGAGTTACAAGAGTACGTTTTCGAGTACAACGGCATATTAGCCTTGCGCAATTTTACGGCAAGGGTAGAAGATGAACGCCTTATCCTCCACGCTGCCGATGATGTAAATTTCTCTATCCTCGAAGCCTTAGTAAGCGAGGTAGAAATCAATGGCGTGGTATACGACAATCCCACCGCTGCTCAAGAAGCCCTTACCCGCCTTACCTTCAATCAAAACCGCCCAGTGCTCCTCGACAAAACGTTAAAGGATCTTATCCTTGGGGCCGTGCAAAAAGTAGAAGGCAAGGGACTTTCGTCTAATGATTTTACAAACGCCTACAAGCAACAGCTTGATGCTCTCGAAGACTATGATATTGAACTGGACGAGAGTACTACGGAACTAAAATTCAAAAAAGGTAACAACGTAGTAAGGCGTATATCCCTAATGTTCTTGGACGACGAGGGAACTAAGTTAGTGTATAATAAGGTGAACAAAAACTTAGAGCTAAGAAACAAGCGCGATAACCTACTTACCAGTATCCCCGTAAGCCATTTTGTAAGCAACATTCCTACCAATATCGTTGTACAGAATGGAAAGATAAAACTAATGTCAGGTAGTGAAGTAATAGATGAAAATGCTATCTCCTATAATGACCTTGCAGATAAACCCGATTTGAATTTTGCCCCAGCCAACCACACCCACTACTGGGATGATATAGGCAGAAAGCCTAATAACCTCGCTACTACTGAGAATGTTAAAACAGCGATAGAGGGAATACAAATAGGGGGTAAAAATTTACTTAGAAGAAGTAATACTATAATAAGTAATAACGAATATCTATTTGCTTCTTATCAGATAACAGAAGATATAAAACCTGGAGATGTATTAACCTTGAGCATAGATAGCACTTTGGCTGAAGGATGCAAAGTACAAATCTTTGCGAAAGATGGCGATGGAAATTATGGTTTTCTAACAGAAGGTGTTAATACATTTGATAGTGTAAGAGGCTACACTATTCCTAAATGGACTTATGTTAATCTCTATATGATGGGGAACAACACAAAATCTAAAACAAATACTATTCGTAAAATTAAACTGGAAAGAGGAAATATTGCTACAATGTGGTCGCCTGCTCCAGAGGATTTAATAGATGATATTACAATAGGTTGTAGGAATTTAGCGTTAAATACTAAAAATTGGGGAGAAATTAATGTTAATAGTACTTCGCCTATAAATATCACTAGAGTTAATGATATATTTCCAAATTTACAAATAGGTGTAGTTTATAAGGTTAGTTTTGATGCTAAAACTACTGCTAATGGTGAAGTCCCTATACACTTTGAGTTTCATGGAGGAGGTGCAGGATTACCTGATAATGGAAATGTTACTATATCTGGCATCACCTATAAAAGATATAGTGCCTATATAAGATGGAATGATAATAAGAATTTTTATGTTTGGTTACAAAAAGCAGGTAACAATGTTACTATTAAAAATATAAAAATATATATAGGTACACAAACAGAAGACTGGACTCCTGCTCCTGAAGATGTGATACCTGTACCAAGATCTGGAGCTGCAATATCTACAAATTGGACTGCTTTAGTAGAACATCAAAACAATACAATCTTTGTAGAAAATTCCTTAAATATTGAATTAGGACAACTACAAAATATGGGTTCAATATCTTTTATTAAAACCTTCGATGGTGGAAATGTAACATTCACCTGTAGTGGAAAAACAATAAAATATCCTTTTGATAATCAGTTTAATGGTAAAGATGGTTCTACCGCAGTAGCAACTATTTACGTAAATAAGTGTTATATACGAATTAGTAATATTTAAATATTATAATAAAAATGAAAAATAAAACAATGAAGAATATGTTGGTATCTAAATTAAAACAAGGTCTGAAAGGACAGGATAAATTACTTCATAGTAAGTATGGAAATCTTATATTTTTAGGGACTTTCCTAATTTCGCTGATTGCAACACATAAAATTGCATTGTCTTTACTTATTGCTTTTGCAATATTACTTTCAGCAGCACTAAGTAAAGAACTTTATGACAAATACATAAAGAAAACCTTCATCGACTGGTACGATATTGTAGCCGCGTTTATCCCTTATCCACTCATTAAACATATACAGAAGCTATGAATGCAATACAGTTTTTTGAGTGGGGAAATGATGATAAAAAAGCTAAGGAAAATCGTCTGAAAAAAGAATCGGATAAAATACTCAATGAACTACGCACTTCCCCTGTAGATAGAAGTTGGTACTACCGAAAAGGTGAGTATTGGTATAAATATACATATGGTGTGGTATATCACCAATCTTTTTCTTGTAAAGATATAAACGAACTTGAATATGACGAATTAGTACCATATTTTAATAGTGGAAATATTCTTTTTTTAAAAGATTGTAAAGCAAAAAAAGTTGTTTTAAATCATATTTTAGGGAAAGTAAGACAGATAGATTTTATACCTTTTGCAAAACAAATAGAAAAAATAACAATTCCCAATTCGTTTGAAATATATAACAACGCGGCAACTGAACAAATACTTTTAAGAGAAAAAAATAATACAATGAATAATACTCTTATTAATTGTTATGCATTAGAAAAGAAAAAAATAATAGATAAAATAGTAATAGAATAAACAATGATAAACTATATATTACAAGGCTTCGGCTTCACCGGTTGGCGAGACTTTATTAACTCAAGTTTTGGACACATATTTTCAGTAAACTTTATTGCTGTTGATGTGGTAATATCCGCCCTTGTCGGCTTAATTCACTTCCTATTTGGCTTCAATCACTTATTCCTTGCCGCTTATGTGGTGCTGATATTCTTTGAATGGATTACAGGAGTGTTAGCGTCATTTAAGCGTGGCGAACGACACGAGAGCCGCAAATTTGGGCGTATGCTGCTTAAAATTCTCACTTACTTGGTGCTGATATATGTACTCCATACCTTCTCGGCAAATATCAGCTTCCCAGCGTTAGGCGATTTTGAGTTCGACCCATTTCACTGGCTGTATTGGGTGGTGCTGCTTGCTATTATATGGCAGCTGGTAGTGAGCCTATTGGAAAACTTAGGCTGCTTGGGGTTTAGGTTTGCTAACGTGCTGCTGAAGATCATCAATAGAAAATTCTTTAAGATGTTTGATTTAACCGAAGAAATGGACAAAAATTAATAAACGTATGAAAAAATCGACAAGACAAATCAAATACTTAGTGGTGCACTGCTCGGCAACCCCCGAAGGTCGCAACCATACAGCCAAGGACATCGACCTTTGGCACCGCCAACGTGGTTTTGACGGAATTGGCTACAATTACATTATCCGCTTAGATGGCACGGTTGAAGAGGGTAGAGATGTTAATAAAATCCCCTCACACGTGAAAGGGTACAATAAGGAGAGTATAGGTATCTGTTACATCGGTGGCATCGATAAAAACACGTTGCAGCCCAAAGACACCCGCACCCCTGCACAGAAAGAAGCCCTTAAAAAGCTCCTTATTGAACTTAAAAAAATGTACCCACAAGCTGAAATCTTAGGTCACCGCGACTTTCCTAATGTAGCAAAAGCCTGTCCGTGTTTCAATGCTAAAATTGAGTATAAAAACCTATAAAAAAGAATGAAAAAATACGCTATCATCTTACTATCGTTGCTCTTGAGTGCGTGCCACACTAAAAAAGCAGTTGCCGAGAAAGTAAGTACTCAAACCTCTGAGCTCGCTACGGTGGGCTCAGGGCTTTCTGCTTGGCAACACTCGCTGCTTAGCTATCAGCTTAGCACTATCAGTCCTGATACGCCCTTAGAATACACGCACGAGGTAGGGGGTAGGGTAGTGGAACGCATCACCCTCAAAGGGGGTACGCTTAGCGTTACCGTACAAAACAGTGCGGCTACTTACCTAACAAAAACAGCGACTATACAAAAATCCGTTGCTACTACTACCTCCAAACATAAGCACGTACAGCGCAGCCCTATCAGTCCTTGGTGGCTACTGCTATTGCTATTGGCGGTGGTAATCATATTGTGGCGCAAACTGAAAAAATAACAAATCATTATGACAGACTCTTTCGTTACCTCTGAATTTGTGTTAGACCTTTCGCGCATTGCTATCTCTTATCAAGAGGAAAACCCGCGTTTTAAAGACACCTTTTTCACTCAGTATTCACTGCCTTTCGAGTTTCAGATGAATGCTGATTTGCGTTTGCGTATGGGCAACTACACAGCACTGAACGCTACCAAGCTAAAAAAGAAGTACGAGGGCTATCATATAATGGACGGAAGGGTACGCAAAGGTACGCTCGAAATTCTATCAGTTGAAGGCAATGTAGTCTCTGCACAGATAGATTCGGGCTTCGAGCAGCTACCCAACTTCGACAAAAAGCTGTGTGACCTACCGCTATTGCGACACCGGGTGACTGATATATACCAGCACGCTAAGGAGGTATGCCAAAAAAAGTACCCTGAGGTAGATTACAATTTTCCTCGTGTGGTCTATCCTAAAGACACCAGCCAAAGAGGGTGGGAGCATTATATGGGATTTATCAATCACTATTTGGGCGATGCGTTTGCGCACTATGAATATAACATTATGCACCCTATGCCTTATCTGCTGTACGTGCTCAAAACAGGCTTCGCCAATGCAGGCTATGAGCTGGCAGGCGATATTCTTACAGATGAGGATTTCAGTCAGCAGGTGCTATACAGCAATATTCCTTACTACCTCACTACCGCCCAGCAAGAGCACCTCCTCACAGCGGTAGCACCTACCTACGAGTTTGCCACAGCAGGTACGTGGCGGTTGGTATGCGATAATCAACTTATAAGAGGTGTGGTTACCTTACGCCTAAAGCTTAACAATGTTATCATTCGTGAATTTAGCTTTGAAAAATCCGACAGACTTAGCTTTACTCAGCGTCTTACTATTGATAGTACGCCACAAACGCTTAGCTTAGAGATAGAAGGCACGCCACATCAACATCTCTCAATGAATCTCAATATTGTAGCCCAACACAGCGAAGACGGCAATGTTATTCAGCAAATCATCAACCCTAATATAGTAGACCTCAAACGCGCCGTGCCCGATGTTACCTTTGGCGAATTGGTCAAGACGATTAAGAATTGGAAGAATTACGATATAACTATCGAGGGTAACAAGCTGTATATGAATCGCATTAGGGTAGAAGAGCGAAGTAATGTAAAGGATTTTAGCTCTTGGGAAGTGCGCGAACCTAAAAAAACATTCCTTACTAAGCAGTCGTACCTTATCAAGTTCCCCGAAATGGACGATAAAGCTTATCAGCTACCCGTGATACAAGTAACCGACAACAGCTACCAAGTGCTGAAGGCGGACGAGGCAAACACGCTTACCAATGTTACCGAAGTACAGATAGGGGGCTACTGTTTGCCCCGCGTGATGTACCAAGGGCATTATACGGCGGTAGCGCGCAAGGGGGGCGAACAAACCATTGGGCTGATATGGTACGACGGCTTGCACAACAATCAGAACAATGCGGGCTTTTGTAAGGCGCTTACCCCTCCGTTAGTAGCCGAGTATTGGAAGGATTGGTATAAGATGCGCATTGCTGCTGCCGAATATACGTGGAGCTTCATATGCAATAAAAACCAATTCCGCCACATTGCTTTGCGCGACACTATCCTTGCCTATAAGCAGCGAATGCTCATTAAAAGCCTCAACAAAACCGTGCTCGATAAAGAGCATTACCAAGTAGAAATCACCACAATAGCTATCTGATGTACAACGCTTTCACTACTCTCAGTGTCTTCAACGACGCCCGCCTCAATACCTATCTCGACACTATTTACAGTGCCATAGCCGCCGCTTTTGGCGAGCAGCTGCTGCCTATAGTATGCGGGTCGGTGGCCAAGGTAATGCAAGGAGTGTACTCCGATAATTACCTGGCCAAAGACATCGACTTAGTGATAGAGAGTTGGCAAGTGCACCGCTATTTAGAGCAGCAATTGCCGTTGCTTTTTCCCACCGATAGGGTAGAGGTACGTCCCGAGCGAGTGATACTCTTTACCTCGTTTATAGCCATTGAGTTTTGGCGACCTACCCTTATCAGTCCCATTGCTTATTACAAAAATACTGTAAAATACTATGTCTATTAGAACCTATACCGAAACCGTTTGCGAAGAACGCCCCCGCACTACCTCTCGTGGGGGTACAGAATACGAGCAATATTGTTACCCCGAAGAAAAGCCTATCCTCGACTGGGGAGTGTCGCCTACTGCCATTCTCAAAGAATGGAACCCCTCGCAGCCTATACCGTCTACCGAACTGCTAACAGTGCAATTCCCACAATTGCACTTGCTCACCGTTTATAAGAAATATAAGGGCTTCCGCAACTACGCGCGTATTAATACCAATGATTTTGTAGAGCTCATAGCCCCTGACGGACAAGAGTTAGACCGTCTACCGCTGAATGCGCAGCTACAATTGCGTTACAACCATTTTAGCCAATTGCCCAATAACGGCGATACACAGGTAAAGATAACCTTGGGTGTTATCGCTACCGAAGAGAAAGGCAGCAGTGTAACCGAAATAGACCTGCCCACCGAGCGCAAAGAGGTAGTTATCACCTTGCGCCGTACCCAAGAGGGCGGGGCAACTCCCCCCCCTCAACCATCTGAAAGAAAAGTGCTGCGAATGACGCTCAACCACGCTACCCGCGAGCTCACTGGTGATAGAGAGTTTTCTGCTAAACCCAATATAACGTCTTTCTGGGGCTTAGTAAAGAATAGCAAACGCTATATTCACCTTGCTGCTTTTCCTAATACACACCCCTCGTTTTACGAAGAGCACGCTACATATGATATAGGGCTTTTTAAGGTAGACGCTTATCCGTCTCCCTCTCTTGATAGGTTGGTGTTTGGCCTCTCTGATGCCTATCGCAATACAGGACGCGTAGACGAGGGGGGCTTCGACTTTAGCAAAACGCAAATACTCCGCTGGAAAGACAATAAGATAGCCTACCCAGGCGGTATCCTTTCAAGATTTTTTGATATTGAGCTTACTGTCATCAACGATGCCACTGCCTTTCATATCGACAAAAAGGAATTTAAATACCTGCTGAAAACCGATAAGAAAGAGCGTGCCGAGGGTACATTTACTATTAAGAATCCTAACCGCCTTACCTTTACCATTAACAATGCCGATTTCTTGGAAGTTACCGAAATCAAAGGCAATGGCGAGGCAGAAGTAGTGGTAAAATTCCGCTCGCAATCTTCCGAACTGATGACCATAGGCGAGCACAAAGGCTGGCTTAAGGTAGCTTCTTCAGCAGGTAGCGAGCAAGTGGTAAATGTAGAGATTAGCGTACAAACCGATGTGGCTTTTGTTACTAAAAACGTATATTTCTGCCTCGACAAAGAGCTCACCCGCGTACGCCAAACAGCCGCTGAAAGCGAGTTTATCACGGTAGCCCTTACAATGGAGTTCAACGGCTATGGGCGTAGCTTTGCCACTACCCAAAGCTATGATTATGTTTTCTTCGAGGGTGTGGCAACGATGGATATAGGGCAAGAGGTACAAGATTTTTTCAGAGACATCACCCCCTCTTTAGAAATAAATACTAAAAAACTACTTAGCCCCAAAGAGATTTTCAAAGCGACCAAGGTATCAGCGGTAATTAAGGAAACCAATTTCAAAGGAGCGGTATTCAAAACGCATACCCTTACTGATTTGCATTACCTCCCTGGTAAGAAACCTAAAGCGTATCCGTATCTTACGCAGAGCCGTTTGCGTTCTACTTACAAGCAGAGTCTTATATCAGTATCGGCACTTACCCAAGAAGTACGCGCGCGCTCTTTGGGACAAATAGGCTCTAACCTTATCGACCTTTCGGCTATTAAGGACCCGCTGGCAGTAGCTAATTTTAGCTTTTTGCGCGCTACCGCTAACGAAACCTATGGTGCTACGGCTATCATCAGCAAGGAAACCCTTAGCCTCGAACCCAAGCCCGAACCTAATGGCACGCCTATCAGTGCGCTATTTCAAAACCAAAACTTCTGCCCCGACTGGTTCAGCTTTGCAGGCGAGTACGAAGCCTTGGTAAGTTATGAGCACACCCTGGCTGACAACGTGCTACTAAGTGAGGACTATAAGGCGCAAGTAAAAACCAAGCGCACTTACAAACTCAATACGGGTTGGCTCTTCCCTGAAGAGATAGAAGTATTGTGGGAACTCATCAAATCGCCAGTATGCTTCTTGCGTATTGCAGGCGAGTGGCTAAAGGTAATACCTATCACCCAAAAACCACTGTCCTTTGACAGCAATCGAAACCTGCATAGCTTTGTCGTCGAATTTCAACTATCGTCTAACGACTAACCCCTAACACCTATGTTCACCAATATACAAGAAATCAAGCAATATACTAACGTTTCTAACCGTTTAGACTTCGACCTCCTCAAAACCTATATCGAGGAGGCGATCCGCGTAAAAGTATATCCGTATATACCCAAGTCTACTGCTGAAACTTTAAGCGACGACGAGCTCGAACTGCTCAAAAAAGCAGTGGCCAACTATGCGGTGGCTTATGCTATTCCTTTCCTCAAGGTAAACTTATCCAACACGGGTGGCAACTACTACTCCGATGATAAGATGGAAAAGTCGCCTTGGTGGGACTTGCGCGATTTGGGGCTTTCTTCTATTGCTATGGGCGACCGCGCTCTGAACGATTGCATAACCCAGCTTATCGAGCAAGGAAAATTACCGCGCGTAAGTGGTATCATTGGCAGCGTCAATGAGTTCGAAAAGTTTTACAACCTCAATAGTTCGTGGGAGGTTTTCACTAAGTTACAGTCCCTAATACAATGGATGTGGGAGAGTGTCGTCGCTCCACAAGTGACCACCTGCACTCCTGATAATTTGCGCGCTTATCCTATTATATGGGAAAAGCTACAGCGTACTGTCGTTTTCTTTACCGTTGCCGAAGCCGCTCTAATGAATAGCTTCTCATTCACGGCTACCGCTATTGTACAGCAGTGGGAAGAACTACCTTGGCAAAAGAGCAAAATACTCAACGCTGCCGAGCTCTACAGCCTTGCCAAACGCTTGCAGCAGCTCGCCCGCCACGAACTCGCCCAACTCAAACAGCTGCTCGAAAAAGAAGCAGTAGCTTGCTATAGGCCCTCACCAGCTGCCCAACAAGTAGAAAAAATGAAAAGTGGACTGTATTTTTAATAACCTATGGAACTTACTAAATTTAGCAAAGACAGCCTTTATCAGCGCATATCCGCCTCGTATATAGACGAGAATTTTCAGCTGTTACCTGCCGAAGAGGCGGTTAAAACACGTTTGCGCCACATACACGGCTTGCGACTTTCTAACAAGTACTCTAAGCACCAAGCCATACAGATACACATTCGCGAGATGGGCGTAAGCCAAGCCACCGCCTACCGCGACTACTCGTGGGCAATGCAAATCTTTGGCGAACTTGATAAATCGGACATCAATGCCGAGCGGGCTATATTGGCAGATAGTTATTGGCAGCTGTACCAAATGGCATTAAAAGATAGAGATTTAGAACAAGCGCGCAAGGCGTTAGATTCTTATTCTCGCCTGTTTAACTTTGATAAAGAAGAAAAAGAAATCAATTTTGAAAAGATTACTGCTAATGAATACCATATCAAGATGAGCCGTAAGAGTGCCAAGATGTTGCGCGCTGCCCTCACTTCAGGGGTAGTAGATTTTAACAGCTTGCCCGCTACCGATACCGAGTACGAAGACATAACCGATGACCCCGACGATGAAACCACTGATTAAACCAGTTAAACAAATCCTCCTCAACCCTATGCAAATGGCTGCCGTATCTGCCAACCGCTATGCAGGTGTAAAACACATCTGTATAGAGGCGGGGCGTGGTACGGGTAAGAGTACCATACTCGGCTGGTTTGTAAAGGAAGCGGCAAAGCAAATGCCACGTGCTACGGGCGTACTGGTAGGGGCTACTTTTGTGCAGATAAAAAGCCGTACTTTCCCCTCTACCAAAGAGGGGTTGGAGATGTTTGGCTTCTATGAAGAGGTAGATTATGTAGTAGGGCGTAACGGCAAGTCTATGGGTTTCGAGATGCCTTTTCAGGCCCCCAACTCGTGGAGCAACGTGGTGCACTTCTCCAATGGTTTTATTCTCGTACTCGTATCCCTCGATGACCCCAACAGCGGGCGCGGGTTGAACTCTTACATTGTCATTGGAGACGAAGCAGCCCTCCTCGAACACGATAGACTCTTCAACAACGTACTGACAACCAACCGCGCCAAGAAGATAGCCTTTGACAAGGCAAGCCTGCTAAATGCTACTATCTTCACCTCGTCGGTTGCTCTTACTAAAACGGGGGAATGGTTCACCGCACGCGAAAAACTCGCCAAGCAGAAACCTACCGAGCACCTCTTTATCAAAGCCAATGCCCTCGTAAACCAAGAAAACCTCAAACCAGGGTGGATACAAGAGATGTACGAGCAGCGCGTATCCGACCTGCTTTTCAATGCCGAAATAATGAACATCCGCCCTGGTAAGGTGGCCGATGGCTTCTATGCCAAATTGTCAGCCGATAAGCATTACTACAAGTACCAGTACAACACCACCGCCCTGCAAGACTTCTCGCAGAGTTTCACCCCCTCCTGCACCTACGATAACGATTTGCTAAGTGGTGTCCCCCTCGAACTCTCTCTCGACTTTGGGGGGCGTATCAATTGCGGTATTGTAGCCCAAGAAAGCAAGGTCGCCAACACTATTACAGTCCTCAAAGACTTCTTTGTCAAAAACCCCTTCAAACTCTCAGATTTGATAAAGAAAATCATCGACTACTACGAGCCTCACCGCGCTACCTGCAATAAAATATACCTATACCACGACCGTTCAGGATTCAAGAGCGAAGCAAACAGCAAAACCACCTTGGCGCAAGATGTAGAGGATATGCTGCGCACAGCAGGCTGGCAAGTGTTCAATCGCACCCCCAACACCAACAACCCAAGCCATATCCTCAAATTCCGCCTTATCAACGAAATATTAGAGGAAAACAACCGCGCCCTGCCCTTTGTCCGCCTCAATGAGGACAATTGCCCCAACCTTATCGTATCTATGGAAAACGCCGCTGTCAAACAGAAAGAAGACGCCTTTGAGAAGGACAAAAGCAGCGAACGCTCCAAAACCATACCCCAAGAGCACGCCACCCACCTTTCCGACTGCTTCGACTACCTCCTGTGGTGGAAATACGCTTACCTCCTCGATAACGCCTACCACGATAGCTTTATCATCACCACCGTATAAGTAGGCACTTTACCATTAAAATTAACCCTTAAATTTGCAGGGGTAAAATATTATTTATATCTTTGCACTCAAAATAATACGTTATGAAAATCTATCCACAAATTTCTAACAAAAGAATATTCTATAATCCTAAGCGATATTTAAAATTTTTGAGAGAAAAACCTGATGATATAGAACAAGTACGTGTCGTTTCGCCTAAATTAGGTAAAAAAGGTTTTGGATATATAGAAGTAAAAACTAAAAATAGATATGGCTCCTTCTAATAACAACAATAATCTCCGCATTGATAACGAGGTGATAAAGCAGTTTGTTGAAAACCAACGCGTGGAGGGTGAATTGCGAAAAGAAGAACTCGAACTTCGGAAAAAACAACTCGAATACTCTCACCAATACGCCTTACGTTCATTAGATGTCCAGAAAGAAGATTTCGCCGACCAACGGAAATACTCCCAAAAAGTTATTTCAAAAAACATTTTTATAATATTGGGTAGTCTTATACTGCTTTTGCTTTTCGGAGGGTATTGTCTTTGGTTAGGCAAAGATGAGATACTAAAAGAAATATTTAAAGCAATTATCGTAGCACTTCCTACCGCTTTTGGCGGCTATTACTATGGATATAGCAAAGGAAAAAGCAAAGATGAAGAATCTTATAATCAAGAAGTTGAAGAATAAATGTAATACTTTCACCAAAAATAACCTGCAAAATACTTGCAGGTTATTTTTTTTGTAAGCTATATAGACACAAAAAGACAGAGACACGTATGCTGTTTAGCAAGTCTATCCCCCTTTTTTAGGGCTTTTTTGGGGCAAAAAATAGGGACACGTATGCTGTTTAGCAAGTCTATCTCCCTATCCCTTACTAAAAATTTCTCCCAAAAAATTTGCACATTTAAAAAACTGTTGTACCTTTGCAGTGTCGAAAAGTGATACAGCACTTAAATCTGTAAAAAAATAGTAGTTTTATAAACACTCACGGCGTGAGAGGTGTCGCTATATAGTAATGTATGGCAAGACTTCAGTATATCTGTATGACTTTTCGACAACACCTATCTCACGCCGTATTTATTTTTTAAATTATGATGTCGAAAAGTCAAATCACCACAGAAGAGCGCGAACGCCAAAAAGCAGCGCGCAAACGCTTCCGCGAAATCGTAAAACAACGCTGGGAGGAAGAAACGCTTAAAAAACTATCCAAAAAAGCGTTTAAGAAAATCAGTAAAAATGGCAACCTCCCCCCCCCCCCCCCCCCAAGGGGGGAACCCCAACCCCCCCCCCTGCCATTTGCCCCAACAGTAGGAGGCTCATTGCGCGTGCGCTTTAGCAAAGGCGTATGGTACCTGCACTTCACTTTCTTCGGTAAAAAGGTAGAGAGCGCAGCTCCCACCCTTACCGAAGCTATCAACGGCTTAATCATCAACAAACACCTAAACAAATAAAACTATGAAAACAAGCAATAAAACCCCTCGCCCTTTAAGCCAAGAATTAGGCTTCAAACTATCAGAATGGACACATAACGTTACCTATTATTTCGATATTTGTGAAGATAAGCAAGAAGAAATCTTTGCCATTATCCGCTCTACTGAAGACCCTGATATTATTAACACCCCAGAGGAAAAAGCAACCATACGCGATGTACTTTCCTATATGCTTTCCCTCTCGTTCATCGTACTGCGCGAAAAGGAGCAGATAGACGAATTTTACGAAGATTACAACGGCTTTTTATAACTCCTACATCTTTTTGCTTTGGCAATGAAGAAGCCCCTGCGGGGGCTTTTTTTGTCCTTTCTCATTAGCACCCCCCTCGCTACCTTTGCCAAAATAAATAATATAACACTATGGCAAAGAAAACATCTTCCTCTATTGTTATCAAAATCAACGGAAAAGAAGTAACCGATACTTTTTCAGGACTCAGAAGCGAGGTAAAAAAACTCTCTTCAGAACTTAAAGATCTCACCCCCGGTACCGAATTGTTTGAGAAAAAAGTTCAAGAACTCAAAAACGTTCAAAAACGGTTCGAAGAAGTAAAAGGCGAAATTCAATCCGTAAAAAAAGCCGTTGAAGAAAGCGTCAAACCAGTCGAAGAACTTACCAAAAAAACCTCTTCGTTAGGCTCTATTTTTAGCAGCGTCTTCAAGGCTAATATAGCCACCTCCCTTTTTGAAGGGCTACTCGGCAAATTCCGCTCTTCTACTGACGAACTCCTCAAAATATCCGACCTAATGACAGGTGTAGAGAAAACCACGGGACTTGCCTCCGAGCAAGTACGCCAGCTGTGGAACGAGTTCGATAATCTCAATACCCGCACCTCCAAGCAGGAATTACTCAACATCGCCCAAATAGGCGGTCGCTTGGGCATTACCGATAAAGAGCAAATCAAAGAGTTTACCGAGCAAATCGATAAAATATACGTTGCCCTGGGCGACTCGTTCCAAGGCGGATTGGAAGAGGTTACTACCAAGGTGGGCAAACTCAAAAACCTTTTCGAGGAAACCCGCAATCAAAACTACGGCGAAGCCCTCAATGCCATTGGCTCTGCCCTCAACGAACTCGGGGCGAATGGTAGCAGTAGCGAACAAAACATCACCGATTTTGCCACCCGCATAGGGGCATTGCCTGCGGTACTAAAGCCCTCTATCGAAAAAACGCTCGGGCTTGGGGCTGCCTTCGAGGAGAGCGGTATCGATGCCGAAATAGCTGCCAGCGGTTACTCGCGCTTTATGAGCATAGCGGGTAATAATATCGCTGCCTTTGCCAAACAGATGAAACTCACCACCAAAGAAGCCTCCGAACTGTTCAACACCCACCCCGAAGAGTTCTTTTTGCGCTTTGCTGAGAGTATGAAAGGCTTAGGAGGCGAACAAACTGCTGCCATATACAAAAACTTAAAGCTCAGCACCCTCGAAGTGCAAAAAGCACTCGGTACGGCAGGCGACAATGCCGACCGCTTCCGCACTCTGATGACCCTCTCAGGACAAGCAATGCAAGACGGCACTTCTATACAGAACGAGTTCAACAAAGTAAACGAAAATACCGCTGCCATTTGGGAAAAAATCAAAAAAGTATTTGCCGAGTTTTTCACCTCCGACACTATGGCGCAATGGTTCGGCGGACTTATAAAGCTACTGGGCTGGCTCACAGGGGTAACCTCCAAGGCAGGCGATGGTGTAAAAGTCTTCCGCGAGCGTCTCGCCTTTTTGGTAAAAACCATCGTGGTTTGTACTACCGCCGTAGTAAGCTACCGCGCTGCCGTGTTTATAACTGCTAATATCACCAAATTAGGTACAGCACAAACCCTTTTGTATAATGCAGCAACTAAAATTTCAACAGCCCTCAACGGAATAGCTACCAAAAAAACTTATTTATTGGCAGCCGCCAAAGCAGTGCTAACAGGTAATTTCAAAAGTGCAGCCGCTGCAATGCGCGCTTTCAATGCTGTAGCAGCTGCCAACCCATTAGGTGCTTTATTGGCAGTCATAGGGGCAGTAGTAACCGCTATGACCCTTTTCAACAAAAAGGTAGATGAAAATGTGAAATTGCAAAAACGATTGCAAGAAGCCCAACGCGAAGTGAAAGAAGCTGTTGAGAGCGAGAAAAATAAAATACAAACCCTCGTTAGCATTATCAAAGATGAAACCAAAAGTCGTAACGAACGCCTTACGGCTATGAAACAATTGCAAGACATTGCCCCCGATTACTTCAAAACCCTCGACATCGATAAACTGAAAACCGAAGAGGGTACCAAGGCAATTGATGCATACATCAATGCTTTAAGGCGCAAAAAGGAAGCTGAGAAAAAAAAGCAAATAGATAGCGAACTGAGTGATGAGATAGAAGAGATTAAGAAGAAAGGACCCTTAGCCTATAACAGTAGTTTTAATATTGCTAATCTTTACCGCGACGAAAAAAACTACGAGCCTACTTATAAAGAATATATTGACAAGAAGAGAAAGGAAACAAACAATATGATTAAGGCGGGTATGTTCAAAACAAAAGCACAAGTAGACGAATATTGGAAAAAAGTGGTAGAAGAAGCGGGTTGGGTATACGAAAACCAAAACAAACTGCTTAAAGAAAAAGAAGAAGCAAGAGCGAAGAACTTAGAAGAGTGGAAAAAGTTAGAAGCTGCTGATATAGCCGAGAGGGCACGCCTCAACGCTCAAAACGGCGGTGGCAAAGATGATCCGCCTAAACCTACTAAAGAGCCCAAAGACTACGCCGATGAGTACCGCAATGCCAATAAGGCGCGCTTGGCTGCCGAGCAGGAACTCCAAAAGGAAATCACACAGGGCTTAGAAGAAAGCCTCGACAAGCAGCTCGCCCTTACCGAGCAGAAGTACAACGACAAGCGCTTCAAGCTACAACAAGAAAATGCCGACTTAGAGCAGGACATCCTTAAACTGAAAACAGAAGCCAAAACCAATAAAGATCCAAACCTGCTAAAAACAATCCAAGAAAAGCGTAAACTGCAAGAGCTCAACAAGCAAATAGCTGTTGAATATGAAAAGCAGGAACAAACAGAACTCGCCCAAGTACGCGAAAAGCATAGTGCCAAAGAGGTAGAGCGCACCCTCAAAGAGATGAACGACTGCCTTGCCGTAAAAAAACGCGAAAAAGCAGAGGAACTCCTCCTGATTCAGGATTTAGACACTGCCAAAGAAGCCTTGCGCGGACAGATTTCGGATAAAGAACTTTCGCAAATCAAAACCTTGGAGGAGGCTAAAAAAGCCCTACGTCGCAAAGCCGATGAGGAGGTGCTAAAAGAAAGCCTTGCCAGCTTCGAGGCGCAAAAGAAACTCCTGATAGGCTACCTACAAACCGTTACCGGTGAAGCCAAAGACAAGCTCATCGAAGATATTCAAAAGGTCGAAGAGCAAATGACAAAAGTAAAAGAGCAGTTAGACGGCTTAAAAACCAAGGACGTAGATAAAGCAGCAGGCTCCGAACTCGAAAAGGTAGATGTATTAGGTTTTACTGCTGCTGAATGGGAAAATGTATTTAAAAACCTCGATGATGTTCACGCGCGCTTCCGAGCCGTCGAAATGGGTATAGGGGCAATGAACAACGCTTTTAGCGCCTTTTCCCAATTGCAAGAAAACCTCAATGCCCGCGAGCTTTCTAAATACACCGCCAATCAGCAAAAGAAAAAACAAGCCTTACTCGACCAGCTCAACCAAGGTTATATTTCGCAGGCGCAATATCAGAAGGAGCTGCAACGCCTCGATGAAGAAGCCGAAGCCAAAAAGAAAGAACTCTCCCTCAAACAATTCAAAGCCCAAAAAGCCGCCAATATGCTCAATATCATAGCCAATACAGCTATGGCAGTAATGCGAGCCTATTCCGATGCAGGCCCTTTGGCAGGTACAGCCTTAGCCGCTATCGTGGGCGGTATAGGAGCGGTACAACTCGGTATCGTAGCAGCACAACAGCCCCCCAGCTATGCACAGGGCGGGTATACCAAGGGCTTAGGCTTTACTGACGAAACAGGGCACGAGGTAGCAGGGGTAGTACACGGCAAAGAGTACGTAATCCCCGCAATGCTTCTGGCCGACCCGCAAGTGGCTCGCGTTACCGAGTGGATAGAGGCCAAACGCACTGGTAAGGCGCAAAACACCTATGCTACTGGCGGCAATGTATCAGCAGCGACAGAATCGCCCTACACGCCCGATAAGCCTGAAAATCAAAATACAACTTTCAGCAATCAAAATGCAGAACTCAAAACTGCCCTGGCACAGCTTACTGCCACCCTCGACCGTCTCGAAAAAAACGGTGTAGATGCCTACGTAATTGCCGATGCCAAAAACGGACGCGAAATGCAACGCGCTATTAAAGAATACGAAAACATCCGAGAAAAAAACAGACGATAATGGATATAACAATACCACAAACATACGAAGAACTTAGCGAGCAGCAACGAGGGGCGTTGTGCAGGATACTCTTAACATTGGATAACACCGAAAAAACGCCAGTGCGCATTATCCAAATCCTCCTTTCGCACCTGCCCAAGCGCACCCAGCAGCAGCTACTCCTGCAAGTGCCATTCACTACGCTATGGCAATACGCCGAGCCCTTCCTCACTACCGAAAAGCTATACCATTTTCGTGAGGTCACGAAAATGATAGCACCTGCTCCTCGTTTAGCCAACCTTACTATCAAGCAGTTTTCCGTAGCCGATAGCCTCTATTATCGTTTGCGCCTATCGCAGTACCAGGACGAATTGCTGTTGCGCCAGCTTATGGCATCGCTCTACAACTTTGCCCTCCAGCCTTTTGATGTGCTAAACCTCCCACAAATAGCCGAGCATACCGATAAGACACCTATAACCACTGCCTACGAGGTAGCCTTTGCTTACACCTGTTGTAGGGAATACATCATCAGCAGGTTTCCCAAAGTGTTTGCCTCTCCCAGCTCCACCCAAAGAGGCGAAAACCCCGTATTTAGGAAAGAAGCTGCTTATATGCCCTTTTCAAAGATTATCAGCGTAATGGCAATGGATAAGCATCAGCCCTTAGGCAATTGGCACCAGTGCAATGCCACCCGAGTGTACGACTTCTTCGAAGTCCTCACTGAATCAATATTACAAGCAGAACAAAGGGCAAAATCATAATAAACTCGTAAAAAAAAACTTCTAAACCTGTCCCACGCCAAAAACAAAAGATAAAAGACTAACTAACAGCCTTTTATCTTTTTTTATTACCCATTACAGCCCCATATCTCCCCCTTATCACACCACAGCCAACAACGAACGAACATCGAACGAACATCGAACCTACACCCTACAAACACCCCGCAAACCCCTACTACACAAGGCCTCACGCCCCTTTTCACCTCTTAGCCACCAGTAGAAAACAGTCCTTTCACAAACCGCACAAACCTCCTACCTTTGCCTCGTCATTCGTTTCATATCATAGTTAGTTAGTGAAAGAAGGATAATTTTTCTCATAATGGTATATTTTTTTAGGCGTACCCTCATAACGGGTGCGCTTTTTTTTGTCTAAACCACATACAAAAAAAATGAAAAAAAAGTTGCTAAAATATTTGCATACTATGAAAAATCGCAGTATCTTTGCAGTGTTAAACAAAAACAGTAAAAATGGAAGAAGAATTAACAACGAGTCAAGAACTCACAGAATTAGAATGGGAACTTATCCAAGCTATTAGAAATTACAAAAGAGCTTACCCTAATGGTTCAAGAAACTTATTAGCTTATGTAAGGGAATTGTTTGATAGGTTAATTTATGGTTAAACTAAGCCCCCTAAAAAAGGGGGCCAAAAAACACAATACAATGGAAATAGTAGTAAAACAAACAAAACTCACAATGATGCAACAATTAGAGGATATCATTGTAGATGTTTCTTGGGGAAGATTATCACAAGAATATTTTGGCAAATCATCTTCGTGGATGTATAATAAATTACACGGGCGCGATGGTAACGGAGGTGTAGGGGAGTTTACCCCTGCTGAAAAAGAACAATTACAAGGAGCCTTATATGACATCGCCGAACGTATCCGTAAGGCAGCCAGCACCATTACACAGTAACCATTGTTGCTGTTATTGTTTAACAACTTTAGGGGCGCACTCATCACCGAGTGCGCCCCTTTTTCGTCCCTGGCACCTCGTCTTCATATATCACCCCATTTTTGTAAATTCAAATTGTAAAAATCACTAAGGCGGCAGGGGGTTTTTCTTCGTTCAATGAATACAAGCTGATAACTCCGCCACTCATACCTGCTGACAATCAGCTACTTAATTTTTCTATAATGATAAAAAAGCCTGTCCTTTCCCAATAAAACCCTACCTATTACCTTTGCCCAATAAATCCTAACACCTATGGACAAAGTTTTTTTAAAGGACGTACTGGCTGAAATGAGAAAACTCGATGAGCGTAAAAAGCCCATACCCTTCACCATAACCGTACGCACCTACAACAAGCAAAACAACTTTGGGGGCAAACTCTGTACTTATACGGGTGCAACCCTTATGCAGCAACCCCGCAACAAGCAAGATTTTCAAAAGAACCCCAACCACTGGCAAAACAAAACCCGCAATATAAAACTCAGCGACGGCACCATAAAGAAAATTTGTATCCTCTTTATCATCGCTTTCAACGGAAAAGAAGTAATTTACTAATAATTTAAAAATGGATAACCTACAATTATACAACGCCGATAACTTAGAGGTAATGGCAACCCTTCCTGATGAGAGTATTGATGTAATTTGCATCGACCCTCCGTACTTATACCTGAAAAAACAAAAGCTGGAACGCCCTTTTGACGAACCCAAATTCTTTGCTGAATGCAAACGCCTCCTTACAAAGAAAGGCTTTATTATACTATTTGGGCGTGGTACTTCCTTTTACCGTTGGAATACCATATTAGATGGCTTGGGCTTTGTATTTAAAGAGGAGGTGATTTGGGATAAGGGATTCTGTACTTCTCCTACTTTACCAATACAACGCTTCCACGAAACAGTCACTATATATACAAAAAAAGCTGGAAGTATCAATGCTGATATAAAAATACCTTACTTAGAAGTAAAACAGCATAATATAGACACTTTGGTTATGGATATTAATCGTATTAAATCGGCTTTAAATAATACTAAGGAATTAGATTTTATGAAAGAATATTTAAAAAGTGGGCATATTAGTATAAGTAAAAAAAGAAACGCAAACGGGTTTAATACCTCTTTATCAAAGGAATCTATTGTTATTTTTTCTGTACCTACAATGACTTTGAAATCTATTAAAGAGGGGATGAGAGAACGCTCTATTATCAAAGTAAATTTTGAAAAAAATAACCGACTTCACCCCACTCAAAAGCCCGTCCGTCTATTAGAGCGTTTATTAGCATTGGTTATCCCAAAAGACAAACCCCACAATGAGATAGTAGTAGCCGACTTCTTTGCAGGGAGTATGAGCTGTATGGAAGCCGTGCACAATATGGGTATGCGTGGTATTGCTACCGAAATAGACGAAGAATACTTTGAGAAAGGCAAACAGCGCATCGACAAATTGACAAATCGACAAATCGACAAATAACTATGAAACAATTAGACAAAGATTTTTATATGCTTTCAGCCAAAACGGCTGTACTCTTTGGCTCTGATAAGCAAAGCCTTTCTACCCCCAAAACCCAAAAAGACTCAAGCGACACCGATAAGTTCGCCTCTTGGGGCGACAATAACCTATACCCGCAAGAGTTCACCAAGAAACTCAACAAAACGGGCGCGGCTATTGG